AATTAAGACACCTTCTTGCTTTGTATAGTAAAGCGTACTATTTAAGATAAGGTCTGTTTCTTCTACGAATTCAAATTTCATGTTTGTTTGTTTTATTTGTTAAGTTTTTGGAGTCTAGTAAAGTAAGTTTTTGGATCACCACTTTTGGTCTTAGCCATGTTCCTCTCATATTCTAATGGATGAATACAGCTTTTTGTCTGATGATTGTAGTAGGCTTGTTCGCCTTTGTCGATGTATGTGCCAGTTATACCGCACTTCATCGGATAGGTAAGTGTGATTAGCTCGTGCATGATTTTTAGTTTAATTTGGTGTATTTTCTAATGATAGATAAATGTTTTTCACTAGATTCGGCTAAATTTAAACCATGTTTTAAAAACTCGCTATGTATTTTACGTTTTACATAAGGAGAAGCATCACGCAGGTAATGACGATAATCATAAGACCAATAGTAGGCAAGACCAACATAATTAGCTGTACCAACAAAGTTTTTGTCTGAATGCCAAAGCAACATATATGCTTCATGTGGCATTGTGTTTAAATTAATTTGCATGGGTTTTTTGTTTTGTTTGTAATTGTTTTGTAAAGTTATAAAGTTTTTGGATATCTTTCAAAGTTTTTTGCTAATATTTTGTTAAAGGTTTCTAAAAGTTTTTGTCTGAAAAATTGTCTGGACAAAAAATCGGACACAAAAGATTTTTGCTTATGCAAGATTTTTGTGGGTTTTTTGGGGAGTTTTTGCATAGGGTTTTTGGCAGGTTTTTGGGTGCAACTGAAAAATAGTGCAAAATTTCACAATTAGTTGATTAGTAAACTAATGAGCGTTAGTTTTTACTATATGCTTTGCATATCCTGGCCCTGGCCCTAGAATAGTATTTTAAGCCTATTTTAAGGCCCTAGGCTGGCCTGTTTTTTTATTTTGGATAAGTTGTACATAAAAAATAATTTAAGGCCTAAATTGGCTTTTAATTAATTATCTGGCTAAATGATCCTGCCAGGCTTTGGCGCTTCTGCTTTTTTGATCTAGCCCCTGGCTTGCTTTATCTGCTATCTGCTGCAGCTGCTGGCTGTAAAGATCTTTAAGAAATTCAAGCCAATATCTTTGCCCAGGATCGTTTTTTTGCTCTAGGCGCTTGATCTTGTTTTTTAGTGCGTATATGTTCATAAATTAAAATTTATCTTGATCCTGGCCCAGCTTCGAACTGGCTAGCCCTAGAATTGCCCAGGATATAAAAAAGCCCTAGGCAATTAAGCCCAGGGCAAAAAAATTTATTTTTTAGCTATAGCTATATTTTACGCCTCTAGCTTTTAGGTCCTTAATTGCAGCGCTGGCCTTCGATCCTTTAGGCTGCTGGCCATGTATTAACAGCGCAAAGCTTTCGCTTGTTTTATATGCTGCCTCATCTGTGTGGTCTATTAATAGGCCCAGGGCTTGCGCTTCCTCTGGGCTGTAAACTACTTTAGCGAATTTTAGGCCATGTTCTAGTATCTGAGCGTCTAATTTACCGCCTTCGCTTGCATTAAGCTTAAAATTATCTGGGATCTGTAAAATATTGTTCACCCAGTAGTTTAGGCTTTTAGTATATGCATAAAAAAGTACTTCAGGCCTTTGCTTTGCTACATATAGCCAGGCCTTGAAATATTGTTCATTAAAAAAGTCCCCTGAAACATGGACGCGAATAATGCCAGCTTTTTTAGGTAAGCTGTGGTAAATTAAGCCAGCCATATTTTCGAAGCTTTTAGCTTCTCTTAATAGATTGTAATTGTGCCAGCGCGCTTTTCTTACTGCAGGATAAACAGCTTCAGCAGAAGCAGCGAAGCAGCGAAATTTTGTTTCTGGACCATCTGTTAGCTTCCCAGTTAGTGGATCTGCTTTGCTTAAACAGTCAGAAGCGAAGGGGCAGCTATGCCCTGCAGGTAATGAAAAGGTAAAAATGTTTTTACCTAGTTTAGCGTTACCGCTTTGGAATTTTAATAAGTTGTTCATGTTGTTTTTTTTGTAGTTTATTTAGTTAATTAGTCGCATGCTAGGGCCCAGGCTTCTAGATCCTGCGCTGTTTCTTTTGTTAGTCCTATCGTATTAATAATCAAGACAGCTAAATTGTTGTTTATATGATCGTCTGAAATATTATTACCTCTGATTAAATTAATAACTTCGCTAGGTTCTAAGCCTAAAAGCCTAGAGCATACCTTCGCGTCCTGGCCCAGGTAAAATAGTTTACCAAAGGCCTTAAGCTGCCAGGTCCTGCCAAAGCCATAAGGCCCAGCGCTTAAAATTATTTGAGCTGCTGCTCTTTCTTTTAGATCATGTTCGAAAGCTCTTAAGCTTCTTTTGTGTTTTTTACTGTCTGAGTATCTTGCTTCATCCTGTTGCAAATTAATTAGATAGTCTTTTTCTGTGTTCATGTTTATATTTTTAATTGTTAGTTAATTCCTGCCAGATCGTTTTTAATAATGTTATTAATAATGTCCCAGCAATTAAATAGATTATAAAAGATAATAGGTTCATTTTATTTTATTTTAGTTATTAAATAATCAGATACTAACCTGGCCATATTGCCTAGGATCATTACTACTAAAGCAAAGGACCAGATTAAGAGAAAGTTGTTTAAGTGTTGCATAAAATTTTGTTTTGTTGTTATTAATAGAACATAAAGATATGTAAACAATTTAAAACAATTACAAATAAATTAAAATAATTTGTTAAAGTTTTGTTAAAGGATATATTTAATTACTAAATATTTTAGTATCAATTGTTGAATTAGTAATTTAATATTATATTAATAATACTGTATTATATTAGTAAGTTATTAATTACTTAATTACTTTACTATTTAATTAGTGGTTTATGTATTAATATAATAAGGTCAGTGGGTTTTAGCTTTTGCGTTTGAGTCACTCTGCAATCATTAAATTATTCGTACTAACTTAGCACCCTAAATCACCACCAATGAACCAACTAAACGATAGAGGACAAGCACCGATAATATATATTATGTTAAGTGGTAGATGCAACCCCTACCCTACCCCACCCCCTACCCACTTTTTTAGCGTAGACAAAAGCATACCTGCCTTGTGCCCCCCAATATTCTGATATAAAACAATGATTTTAACATTTTTAAACATTTGAGATGACTGAACGTAAATTAGACTTGAGATATAAAAATGGAGTTGATACTGGTGCAATGAGCTTACATAAGGTTGAAATGCCTTTTAAGGCTTATAGCTCGATTATTAATCAAACTGCTACTACAACTATAGTAGATAAGCCAACTAGCGACAATAAGGCTCTAAAGCGATATAAATCAGATATGAAACTAATTAACAAGAAGAATAGATTAAAACACTAATCATGAAAGATACTTATGGCAAACGTCAGTACACTTGTAAATGTGGTACTAAGATTGATGGATATGTTTGGTTTAGTCAAATTAAGGAAACTCAGTTTGAATGTACTAACTGTGGCAAATGGGTTGGTCATGACAATCTAGAGAAGAAGGTAACTAGCATTATTTCAATACGCACACCAACAAAGAATAGATAATATGAACGCACAATTCAAAGAAATAGCTAAAGAGGCTTTTATCATAGCCTATAAGGAGAACTTTGGCAATATCACCATATCATGTGAAGCATCTGGCGTTGGAAGGACGCAGTATAAGACTTGGCTTAGGGATGACCCTGAGTTTGCTAAGAGGTTGGCTGAAATCGAGCCTGAGGAGATAATGCTTGACTTTGGCGAACAGAAGCTAATGGAGAGGATTGCTAGGGGTGATACCTTAGCTACGATGTTCTTACTGAAGACTAGAGGCAAGAGAAGAGGATATATCGAGAAGACTGAGGTTGCTCATGAAGGAGATGTGGTTAAGCAGATCACAGTCAATGTTGTTAAACCGAACCAAATTGGAGATATTATGAAACAAATAGACGGAGATGAGCACAAAAGCTTACCTGAAGGTGAGATTGTGAACTTTGATACACAAACTGAGCCTGGAATGGTCGTACCTGCCTACAAAGCAGGAGAGAGTGATGAAATCCCTCTTTACAACCATGATAAAGGGGAATTATTGGATATTAACGAAGACGGAGAGTATGAAGAGTAGCTACAATGCCTCTATTTCGCATTTTAAGGCGATTCTACGGCTTTTAACCATATGTGTAGTACTATGTATCCATTTTGGAATTGAAAGGCTTAAATGGGGCTTAAAATAGCAAAGGGCCTACCCTTGTATAAAACCAAAAGTTTTCGATTAGCAAACACACATCCTATTTTTTAAAATTTTTCCTATGAACGTTACCACAAACGTAGTATTCGAAGTCCTCCAAAACTCTACAAAGAGAATATCCATCATGCAGGGTGGAACAAGATCAGGTAAGACTTACAATGTAATTACCTGGTTTATCGTAAAACTACTCCAAGAGAAAGGAAAGACGCTGACAATCTGTCGTAGCTCACTTCCGTCCATCAAAGGATCGGTAATGCGTGACTTTGTGGAGATATTGTCTAAATATGGGCTTTATAGCGAAGAGAAGCACAATAAGACTGATAACATCTACTTTTTGGGTGGCAATGTCGTAGAGTTCGTTTCTACTGACCAACCGCAGAAGATTAGAGGACGAAAGCGTAATTATCTGTTTATAAACGAGGCGAATGAGGTAAACTACGAATCTTGGATGCAGTTGTCCCTTCGTACAACCGAAAAGATAGTAATTGACTATAACCCTTCCGATTACTACTCTTGGATTTACGATAAGGTTGTTCCTAGAGAAGATGCGGATTTTACCATCACTACCTATAAGGACAACCCATTTCTTGAAAAAGGTATCGTGGAAGAGATTGAGAGGCTTAAATCAGCAGACCATGAGTATTGGCGAGTTTATGGCTTAGGAGAGAGGGCAATATCTCAAGCGACCATTTATACGCACTGGAAGCGTAGACGCAACTT